GGTGGTGGCGGTAAACCTTCAGGGGGCGGAGGACTTCCAGGTGGCGGAGGAGGCCCACCGCCATAAGTTCCAGTTGGCGATATTGCGACATTATCAATGATTGTTATAGTTCCTGATGGTGTTGTATCTGTTATTGTGGATGGTGTTGTAGTCTTCGGCAGTAATTTATTTAATGCATCCAAATATCCAGGACAAGTTGGACTATACATTGGATTAGTTGCACATGGGTCTACAGAATATTTCAAACTGAAATTAACATTGTAGACTTCTGGTCCATATGGTCCTGCCCAAAAGTTATTGTCTCTACCGATAAATCCATACTGCACTTGACCTATAGAAGTCACCGCCAAAGGTTTCGTGAATGTTTCCCCAAAATTAAAATCTGTCCAATTGTATTTGTAAGATAGATTCCAAGAGTTACCATACAGTAAATTATTTGCGGCTCTACCATTAGTGTTATCCCAAAAGCGAACAAGTGCTGTCAGTTGGTCGACACGACCATCATCCCAACCATTACCATTCTTTGCAGTAAATCCAAAATTATATCCATTGACTTGAAGTCCCGTAGCAGAAGGTAGTAATGTTGAAATATGCTGTTGTTGATACAGATATGTTGAACCATAAGAGAAGTTGATGTTGCCTCCCGGACGCACGATAGCATTCGGTCCACAGTATCCCGTATCACCCTGTTGCCCCCAACAAGTTAGATTGTCTTGATAAACACCACCAACCCAAGGCGTAGGTCCACCTTGAGGAGTATTCAATACAATATTCCCCGTATTGTAAACCTGCGTTGGGTCTAGTGTTTGTGATTTACTTAAAAGCGGCGTGAACGAGAACGCCAAGCAAAGAGCCAAGCCCAATGTTTTTAGCAGTTTCATATTTGTTCTCTTTTTCTAATTGAGGTATTTTATCTTTATTTTCTTCCCATGCTGTTTTTGCCTGTTCACCTATTTTGCCATCATATGGGCAAGGTGTGCCAGCCGCCATCATAGCATCAAACACTCTTCTATCTTGACACATAGTAGCAACTGCGGCTACCTTCATACCCATATCAAAAAGAGTCTTAGATAATTTTAATCGTTCACAATTCAAGTCTCTGATAGTGCCACCGGAAGATACGCCAAAGATTTGAGTCTGTACAGAACCAGATGAACCAGTTGAACACAAATCATTATTACCACCACTCATCATTGCGGGTGCTACAGCAGTGGGTGGAGGTTGAATCACACGCTGAGTAATTGTGGTTTCATTGATGTTACGGTTAGTCATATCACCAGAATTGATGTTCTGATTCACATTAGCATTTTGATTCACGTTTGTGCTAGTGCTAGTTGACGCATTGACGTTATTGTTATTGTTCGTCATTGTGCCAGTATTTTCATTCTTATTCACGTTGTTGCTAGTCGTTGTATTGACGTTTATATTTTTATTATCACTAGTTGATACGTTGTTGTTGTTATACGTCATTGTGCCAGTATTTTCATTTTTATTAATATTGGTAGATGTACTGACGCTATTGTTATTGTTGTTGAACGTTTGGGTTCCACTATTAACATTTTCGTTTCTATTGACGTTATTACTAGTCGTTGTATTGACGTTATTGTTATTGTTCGTCATCGTTCCGGTATTGACATTGTTATTATTGTATGTCAAAGTGCCAGAGTTAACGTTGTTATTGTTTAACGTCTGAGTGCCACTATTTACGTTATTGTTCGTATTGACGTTCGTGGATGTGCTAGTGCTTGCGTTGTTATTGTTGTTCGTATTAACGCTAGTGCTATTAACAGTTGAATTGCTTGTAGCATTGCTGTTGCTTGTAGCATTGCTATTGCTATTAACTGTACTGACACTATTTGAAGTGCTGTTGGTATCTACCAACGTTTTACTATCGTATGTTCCCTGATTTATGAGACTTGTAGTCCCTGTCGTTGTTCCTCCAGTTGTGCTAGAAGTTCCACTTGTCGTTTGAGCCGATACGGTTCCAAACATCATAACAAAAAGTGCCATTGCAGCAACCTTTTTGTATAACATTTTTTTATCCTTTTTATTGATTTTCTATTGATTTATCTCCTGATACATATTATAATTGCTATATTATTTATGCCTTTAGGAATGTCTCATGAAATTTTATACTAGTGTCAACCAATACGGAAACAATATCCTTGTACGTGGGGTAAATAATGGACATAAAGTACAAGATAAAGTGCCGTTTAAACCATCTTTGTTCGTTAAATCTGCAGTCGAATCAAAGTATAAATCTCTTTTTGGTCAGCCACTAGGCGAAATTAAATTCGAAAGTATCAATGAGGCTAAAGATTATGTGTCTAGATATAAAGAAGTTGAGAACTTTCCTATTTTCGGCAACACAAACTATGCATATCAATATATATCTTCTGCCTTTAAAGACGATGTAGAATTTGACATTTCTCAAATTAATATTTGGACAATTGACATTGAGACCACTGCCGATCTAGGATTCCCTGATGTTACGAACCCGCAAGAACAGATACTGCTAATCTCTATTCAAGATTATCAAACAAAGCGAGTAACTACTTTTGGTGTGCATGCTTGTGAAAAAGTAAACGACAGACACACATACATTCATTGCGATGACGAAGTTGATCTATTAAAACAATTTGTAGAATATATCAATGAGGATCACCCTCATATTATTACAGGTTGGAATGTGGAATTTTTCGATATTCCATATCTGTGTAATCGAATCTACAAGATGTTGGGTGAAGATTATTTAAAACGAATTTCTCCCTGGAAAGTAGTTAACGAAAAACGAATCACCAGAATGAAAAAAGAAAGCGTTGCTTTTGAAATTCTAGGTATTGCTGTTCTTGACTATTTGGATTTGTATAAAAAGTTTACTTATACTGCGCAAGAAACATATAAATTGGATCACATTGCCAAAGTAGAATTGGGCAGAGAAAAATTATCGTATGATGAGTTTGATTCTTTTACCGCATTCTACAAAGGCAATTGGCAAAAGTTTGTAGAGTATAACGTCATTGACTGCGAACTTGTAGATCGACTTGAAGATAAGATGCGTCTTATTGAATTGATTATGACAATGGCGTATGATGCTAAATGTAATTATGTAGATATTTTTTCTGCAGTAAGAACTTGGGATTGTATTTTGTATAATCAACTACTCAAGAAAAACATTATTGTTCATCAGAGAGAGCACAAGGCAGGTAGAAATATTGCAGGTGCGTATGTGCAAGAACCAAGACCAGGCAAATATAATTGGGTAGTGTCTTTTGATGCGACAAGTTTGTATCCTAGTATTATTATGCAATATAATATGTCACCAGAAACTCTTGTTAAAGATTCTAAATACTTTGATGTGCAAATGAAAGATCTTCTTGCAGGCAAAGAGGATACATCTGATCTAACAAATAAAGATTATTGTATGGCGGCAAATGGTAGATGTTTTACCAGAACAAAGCAAGGTGTATTTCCTGAGATTGTTCAGAAATTGTTTAACGATCGAACACAATATAAAAAATTGATGTTGGTAGCGCAATCCAAATATGAGGAAACAAAAGATCCTATTTGGCAAAAAGAGATTTCGAAGTATAATAATTTTCAGATGGCTCGAAAGATTCAGATGAATTCATTATTCGGAGCAATGGCAAATGAATTCTTTAGATTTTATGATGACAATATTGCTGAAGGTATTACTCTAACAGGACAATATATTATTCAGAAGGTCGGTGTTGCTTTGAATGCTTATTTGAATAAAGTATGTGGTACAACAGATTACAATTATTCCTTTTATTCAGATACAGACTCTTGTTATGTTACATTTGCTCCTTTGGTTGAGAAGTTCTATAAGAATCAATCGCCAGATAAAATTGTAGATATTTTGGATCAAGTGTGTGAAGCAAAGATTCAAGAAGTATTGAACAAAGTCTGTAATGAAATGGCAGAATATACTAATGCATTTGATAAAAAGATTTACTTCAAGCGAGAAGCGATTGCGGAAACCGGGGTATGGGTTGCCAAGAAACGATACGCTCTGAATGTTTATAATAATGAAGGTGTAAAATACGCAGAACCAAAATTAAAGGTTATGGGATTGGAGATTGTTAGGTCATCTACTCCCGAACCTATTAGAGAAGGTCTGCGAAAAGCTGTTAAACTTGCTCTGACATCTACAGAAGATAAGATACAAGAATATATTAGAAACTTTCAAGCAGAATATAGAAAGATGAAACCTGAAGACATATCTTTCCCCAGGGGTGTTAATGGGTTAGATAAATATACTGACAGGGCAAATATATATAAACAAGCAACCCCTATGCACGTAAGGGGAGCTCTGCTCTATAATTTTTATTTAGACAAATATGATTTGAGTAAAAAATATGAGAGAATCAAAGAAGGCGATAAGATCAAATTCATTTATTTAAAAGAACCAAATACCATCGGCGAAAACTGTATAGCTTTTACTAGTGTCATTCCTGCCGAATTTGATTTATTAAAATATGCTGATTATGAGACAATGTTTGAGAAATCATTCTTGGAACCCATGAACACAATTTTAGATGGTATTGGTTGGTCGGCAAAGCCGCAAGCAACTTTAGAAGGATTATTCGGATGAAAAAATTATTACTAACACTCACATTTTTATGTTGTGCATCTTTAGCTTATGCACAAAAGACTCCCAAAGGAGTAACATATGATGCTAAAATTATACGAGCAACAGACGGTGACACTGTAGTCATTTCTGCACCATATTTGCCTCCACCATTAAAGCCTGAATTAGCTGTTCGTATTTTTGGTGTCGACACTCCAGAAAAAGGATTCAGAGGACAATGCGATTCCGAAAAACAAAGAGGAGAAGCAGCTAGCGCATTTACAAAAAATGCAATTGCAAGCACACAGAAACATCAAGTTATATTATACGGCTGGGACAAGTTCGGTGGTAGAATTTTGGGTGATATTATTTTAAACGGAACAAGTTTGCGGTCTGAATTAATTAAAAACGGATTTGCTAGAGAATATTATGGAGATGCAAAACAAAGTTGGTGCAACTAACTATTGACTTTTTGCTATGTTTATTATATAATAATGTATTACTTAAGGAGATACAATGTCTTTACTTGACAAATTGAAAAAGAATTCTACAATCAAAGAAACGGAAGTTCTTAATAAATCAAAGTTCTTTAATAAAAAGGACATGATTCAGACAACCGTTCCGATGATTAATGTTGCCCTTTCGGGTAGTTTAGAAGGTGGTTTAACACCTGGACTTACTGTCTTTGCCGGTCCGTCTAAACATTTTAAAACAGCGTTCTCGTTGTTATTGGCGAAGTCTTATTTGGACAAATATGAAGATGCTATTGTTTTATTCTATGACTCTGAGTTTGGTAGCCCTCAGTCTTATTTTGATTCTTTCGGGATCGATACCAATCGAGTACTCCATACTCCCATCACGGACATAGAGCAACTAAAATTTGATGCAATGTCTCAGATTAATAATATTGAGCGTGGCGATCATGTCATTATCATTATTGACTCTGTAGGTAATTTGGCTTCTAAGAAAGAAGTTGAAGATGCCCTTGAAGGTAAGTCTGTTGCAGATATGACTCGTGCTAAACAGATGAAATCTTTGTTTAGAATGGTAACACCTCACTTAACGATCAAAGATATTCCGA